CACCGCTGGACCTCCGGGAACAAGAACACTCAAGGGAGTCTCATCTTGCTCTAACCGTGTACCCTGTGACAAGGGATCCTTATCTTATCGATATCTTCGATGAAGTACCCATGTCACAACACAACTTTCCCTGAATCCGGAACGATCCCGTTCCCCCCGGCACCCTACCATGGACCCACCAATCATGAGATGATCAAACATATTCACCACTACGTTAACTGGGAATGGTTACCCCAGAATCCTCGCTCTGCCCCGAAGGAGCAGCCTAAAATAGTGAGTATGAGAGAGAGCACTCAGGACCAGATACCAAGATCTGATGCCTACGGAAGTCCGAAACCTGACGAATACAGCATATCGTCCTAGTCGGTTTTATCCTGTCATTCAAGGATAGGCGGAGGGGTCTCCCCCTCATCGGATCACCTATCGTGTTGCACCTCCCCGCGCGCTGGCGGATCGATAGTGAACAGTTAACACACCGAGACACACCTTACCTCCACACCGGCGGCCTTAGCCGCTCACGACGAACTAAATCGTCCGTGACCCTCTTCCCCGTTCGGATGAGTAGCGGTGGTTTCGGCCCGACGAAATCCTCTCTGTCAGCACAGCCCCAGTCTAAAAGAGAAGGATCCACATGCATAAAACCCATTCGCCAACGTATCATAGAGACTATCTCCGGATCTTTATACCGTGAGAAAGCGTATGAACTCTTGGCGACGGAGTGCTTATACGGACCCATACCTTCGAGACCAAGGCCACCCTGGTGCGGTGGATTTTCGACGTTCCAAAAACTTGGAATTCTTTCAAGTTGTTTCAACTCGCGGACACGCCTCTTCAGATTAAAGTAGAGGACCTCCCTCGCCCTCCCGGCCCATGGACCAAGATGTTTGAGAGAGGCAAACCTCGACCTCCAGTCTAAAGGGTTCTCAGTTCCGTCAAAATCGTCATGCTGACAAGCGTGCTTGCCCATTTGGTGCACTAGACCCATATTTACATATGGTATCGAGCGCCCAACAATCACCTGAGACTGATAGGTGATAGGGTCAAACTGCCAAGTACAACTCCTGGTCTGTGAGTTGATTTGACAAAAGTCACGATGATAGTACGACTTCCCCACGGAAAGTTCCCAGCCGGCTTCCTTAGCTAAAAAGTCCCACCACCCGTAGGCACGGTGGTTCATTCTCGCCAAAAAGTCATCGCCGTTAACTAACATAGGTACTTGATCTAGACGGAAACGCTGTCCGTAAGTACGCTCAAAGGCAGCGCGACCGATCGCCGCGTTGACTAAGCACAGGATAGGGAATGAAAGGGGTGAGCCC